GACGCAGCGAAGAACGCCCGCGCCTGCTCAATCACGCCTGCCTTGTCTGATTTTTCAGCTTGGCGAACCAGCACCGGGCAACCCTCTTTGGATCTTGCCTGCTGGTGGGCCAAAGTCTCAGCGTCCGCATTATCGCAGAAATCGGTTTTTCGGGCAAGGCTCGTCATTGCAAACGGAACCTTTCAAGGATGGCATAGGGATTGTACAGGGAAAGCGGATCGACGGGTTCCCCGTAAAGATCCGCCACACGGTTCGAAGGCTGATAACCACGCGCGAAATCGCTCCCCTCGGCGCCACCCGGCATCGGTCGGAAACGGGATTGCGTTGGCGTTCCAAGATAGCTGGCAGCCCGTTGATCGCGATATTCTGCGGATGGTCGCAAGAAGTCCCTGACGATAGCCGCCGCCGCCGATCCAGCATCAGGTGCCGACATAATGGATCGAGCCGCCGCGCTTTCCGGGCCTTGCAGTTCCATCATCATAAAATCAAGCTGCGCGTCCACATCGCTGGGGTCAACGCCCCGCTCGCTGGCAAACGCCTCATACTCCACACGGCGAGGGCCTGTCAGTTGGTACAGGCCGAAGCCACCGCGCGACCCCGGCACAATAGGATTGCGCTCGTTGATGCCAGGATCAAGCCCGCTTTCGTCCTGAAAGTTCATGACGAAGCCCTCCGCGATATGCGGAGGCAAACCACGGGCGATCAGTTTTTCCCTGATTTCATTTGGGTCAACTGTGGCCATCAATCGTCTCCTTCATGCGCCTGGCATGCGCGCAGGGCGGAACAGACGAAATCGAACTTCTTGCAATAGCCGCGACCGCCGCCAGAGGCGTCATAGTCCGTCACCGGGATGCTTTCCATCATGGCCTGCATCATCGGGTCAACGCAGAAGTATTCGCAATTCAGGCACATGCGACGGCGGGCTTCCTTCTCGTTCATGTCCCAGGCTTTGGCCAGCCCAGCCCAGAACGGCTTGTTTGCCTTCGGGTCAAGCGACGGATTGGCCGGGCCAAACTGCCAGCTATCAATCGCCACCTGCTTGTTCTTCTTGTTTTCGGCTGCGCTGGAGATCTTCATCTTCGGCAGACCAAACTCAATCATCATATCGTCCATTACGACACCTCCCGGCCTGAGCAGCGAATTGTGAGCGACGTGGCAGCACCGGCCAACGTCGAGATGAACCCGCCAGCTTCCAGCACATGGCCGACCAACTCAGGGCAGGTGTAGGTTTCATCAGGCGCCACAGTGCGAGCGTCGATGATGAGGTTGGATGCCCCGGCAGATCCGCCCGAGGTCACAAGGTTGACCGAAATGGACACGTTGCCGGCGCTGGTGTTCGTCACCGTGAATTTGTCGATGATCGCCCGCACAGCCGTCGCGGTGTATTGCGCCGTCTGTGCGTTTTCAGCCTGCTTAGGCGGGATCAGAACCTTTGGTGTGACTGCCATGCTGGCCTCCTATTAAACAGCTTCTGCGCCGCTGGCGGTGATCGTGATGCCCGCGCCGGATGCTTGGATTTGGATCGTGTCACCAGCGTTGAGGATTTGCGTGCCGGTCCACTGGATGTTTTCTTTTGTGTCGATGGAAAAGTCATAGAACAGCGCGTTGCTTGTTCCGGCTGTTCCCGCTGATGGCACCAAGAACACCCGATAGGTCAAAGTGCCTGCGGACGTATTCACGATGTCGAGGTTTTTCACGAAAGCGCGAGTGCTGGCCGGAACAGTGTAAAGCGTCGTCACTCCAGTGGTGATCGCGGCTTGGCCCAGCTTTGTCGGCGTGATGTCGTTAAAAGCCATTTAGTAAGCCTCCAGCCAAAGCAGGACATTTGTGTATCTCACTGGGTTTTGCCCGCTTTCCCAGCGATTTCTTGCGGCAGCATATTGCAAAATATCCTCATTGTCTGGCGCATACGCAACCACGTCCAGCAACCGATCCAGTCGCGGGTCTTGCTGTGCCGCCGCCACCGCCAGAAGATCAGCCATTTGCCGGGCATCGGTCGCCTCAGACAGCGCCGCCTCGGCCTTGTTGTCAGCCGCACCTAGCGCCAGCGTGTTGTCCACGATCAACTGCGTCAGAGTTGCGATGTCGGCAGGCGTCAACTGCCCAGCCACCTTGAACAGCCGCTCAATGGCGCGGATCGCGTCAGGGTCATTTCCGACGAATGCGGCGATCTGGTTTCGATTGAGAGGGGTTGGGTCAGCCATCAGAACGCCAGCGGTTCGACCCGCGCCTCCAGCCGTGCCATCGCGAGTTGCGCCTCGCTGGTGCCACGGAACTTCTGCAAGCGCCAATTGCGCATATGGCCCTGCTGAAGCCAGACCACCCGCTTATTATACTCGCCCAGCTTGCCCACGCGCGCAGGCTTCTCGACGCTGTAGGTCAGGCCATCGACCGAATAGGATGTCCACACGGTCGGATCGGCACCAGGCTGCACGCGGCCCGTAAGCGAGACCAACTCCATGTCATGGAAGATCGCCCCACGGCTTTCGTTGTAAACGATGGTCGTGCCGAACTCCCAGCCGATTGTCTCGCCCCAGTGCGTCGCAATGCTCTTGTCCAGATAGCCCACGTCGGTGTCGTCGGGCTTGCAGACGTTCCACCGATCATAGGCCCAGACAGCATCGCAGACAGCCCATCGACCGAGGCCGACCAAAGACGTGCGCAAGAAGAACCAGACAGGCTGACCGACAGCCTGCGATCCTGCTGCATCAAAGACGATGGTCTGATCCGGCAGGTGGATGTCAAGGAACTGGTGGCCGCCCTCGGTGCGCTCCTGCATGAACGAGGTGGAAAGCTGGGCTTCGGTATAGCCCGCAAGGATTTCCTCAATCTCGCGCGTGGCGATCTTCTGCGCCGTGCCGTTGGCGCCGATATAGATTGAGATGTTCTCGTTGGTGCCACTGCCCATGAAGGCGATGTTCTCGCCAAAGACGCAGCAGGTGTGCGTGCCAAGCGTTCCCTTCTGGATCTGCGCGCCGGGGATGCGCTGGAACGGAAAGCCCGCTGTCCCGGTGTTGTCGAACACCTCGATGGTGTGGCGGTTCAGCGCGTAGATCTCATTGCGCAGCTTCAGCAGAGCCTTCACAGGGTCAGGGTCGGCTTCCGAAGATCCATACTTCAGCGGATCGACGGCGAAGGGGTTGTTCAATTCGGTGATGACGAGGAACTCGCCGTCGGTCGTCATGAAGTAACCATCGACCCAAACCACGGTCAGAGCCGTGCCAAGATCAGGGTCTGTCACCTGCGTCAGCGTCGTGCCATCGTAGAGATACAGGCGCCCGCCAGAAGTCACGGCCAGATAATCGAAGCTATAGGTGAACGTCACGCGGCCACCGCTGCCGACATCCCCGATCACCGTGACAGTGCCGTTCTGCGCGACAGTCACCAGCTTGGTCCCCATCACGCGGTAAAGCACCCCGTTCCAATTCAGGCCGCCACGGTTAGCCCCAGGCCCGTCACCAGTCTTCACAATGCCATCACCGGGTCGAAGATAGCCCTCCGAGATGCCCGTGGCTTTCGGCACAGGCACAAGGTTGACAGGATAGCTCGTCCGAAAATCGGGCGAGCCATCCGTGTAGATCCCGTTGATGATGCCGATCTGCATTACTGACCCTTAAAACGTGATGGACAGATTGAACGATTGCAGCGTCACAACATTGTTGGCCGTGGCAGGTTGCGCGGTGATTGCAAAGGTCTGGTCAGCGGTGGCATCGACAGACAGGTTCACGATTGCGCCTGTTGACAGCCCGTGACCAGTCGTGCCGACGGCGCTCCCGATGATCTGCGAAGATCCACGATTTGAAAGAATTTTTTGCGCATCAACGCTGGCGTTACTCGCAGCGGCAACAGTCATCACGGCGCCGCCGCCAAAAGTCATGCCAAGGTTCTTCGCGGTGGCGTTGTTAGTCATGCTGAACAGGGCCTCAATAAACATGATGCCGCCGATGCCCATTGACGAACCCGGCACGGTGACAGATGCCAGCGTTACAGCAGTGTTCGCCACGGCCACGGTCGGCGTGCCAAGCCCAGACACGAACGGCAGGTTGATGGTGATCTTGAGGCCTGTGGTGTCCGTATCCAGAGCCGTGACGGCATAGAACCCGTTGACGCCCGTGCCGGTCGCCCAGGTCACATAGACGCTTGCCCCAACTGCAACAGCGGCGGTCAGGCCATGCGCGCCCGCGCTGACAAGGCGAACAAGGCCGGCGTTGGTCTCATAGGTCAGCGTGATGAATGTGGCCGCTGGCTGCACCAAGCTAACAGGTGTCAGAGAGCCAAGCACCAGAGCCGGGAAGCTGCGCAGCTTCGGCTGCACCGCCACATCGTATTCCACCGTCGCGCCGCGATTGTAGATCGTGGCAACGCGGTCGTTAGCGTAGGGGCCGAAGGTCTGGGCGCGGTTTAGCAGTTCGACCACGCCAGTCGGGGTTTGCACGCCGATCTGGACCAGCGTCGGCTGGTCGCCAATGCTGCCCACGCTCAAGGACGATCCGCGCGGGATCAGGATTTCTTTTTCAGTGCTGACTGCGGATGCGTAGAGGAACATGGTCATCGTCCTTGTGTTTAGGATACCCGATACCATGCCGACGTAGCAGCATCAT